ACTAATAAGATAAATGAAAAATAATTGTGCGTGTAACCCAATAAATGGGGGAGATGGTAATTGCCAGTGTGTAAATTCATCTAATGTTAACATAGAAAAAGAAATGGTAAATCATCCTGACCATTACCAATTTGGTAAAAATAATGAATACGAAGCAATAAAAGTTATTGACGCTTGGGATTTAGGGTTTAGTTTAGGAAATGCAATAAAATATATTAGTCGTGCAGGAAAAAAAAGAAAAGATACAGAACTTGAAGACCTCAGAAAAGGACTTTGGTACCTCCAACACCATATCGAAAACATCGAAAAATAAAACAGGACTCAGTAAAGAAATTTCAGTTTTAGACGCAATCACAACACCAAGTGAATTACTACGAGAAACTTTTATTAATTTTATGTGGGGGTTTTTAGGTAATTCTATTGTTGTGTTTGTTGCAAAAGAATTGGACTTTTTAGTTTTAATAAATTATATTTTGTATTACGTTTTAATTTCGTACATTGTCAACAGAAAAAAATATGATACAATTTTAGGTAAGTTTATCGTTCTACCTGGTTCAGCTGCGGGAGGAGCATTTGCAGGATATAAATTAGCTCAAATAATTACAGAAATAGTTTAATTAAAAAAAAATAAGATATGATAGGTAGTTTAGTGTATGTAAGTTTATTATTGAATGTGGTATTAATTTTAAAATTGATACGCAAATGATGATAGTAATGGGAATTTTAATTGTTGTTGCAATAGTGTTAATAACTGTGTTAGTGATGGATATTTTAATTGATATAATAATATGAAATACTACAAAATTATTTTAGCTGGTAAAGGAGCAGAACTTTACCCATTTGAATTAAACACAAAACAATACGAAACTTTTCGTGATAATGGGGTAGAACAAGATGAGATGGAATGCGATGATATATGTGAAATATTAGAAGTTGAAAGTTTCCTTGATTCACCAAACGAATCTATTATGGGGCCTTTTGCGGATTCATTTATTTTAAGAGTTGAAGATGAGGATGGAAAAGTTGTTTATGAAACAGAAGTTTTGGATATAAAAAAAATTGATTACGAAGAAAAATATTGTAGTAATAAAGCTTTTTTAATTGTTGAAAATTATTGTAAAGGTGAACAAGTAATTTATGATATACCACTTGAAGAAGATTTTGATATTGATAAATTAAGATTAAAAGTCTATGATGTTGGTTGTAGAGTCGAAGTAGTAAATGAAATTATATATGATGAAAAATCATATGAAATTTATAAATCATATGGTGATACAACTAGTAAAGGATTTAGTTATCATTTAACGGCAGGAATTTAAAAATTATGGAAACAGGAAAAATAATAAATGGAGATTGTATCAAGGTAATGAAAACATTATCTGATGGGTGTATTGATTTGGTTGTGACATCACCACCATATAATTGCGGAATTAAATATGACACCCACATAGATGACTTACCTATGGATAAATATTGGGGTTGGACAAGAGAATGGTTAACAGAAACTTACCGATTGATTAAAGATGACGGTAGAGTCTCAATTAACATTCCCTACGAAGTGAATGTTCAAGATAGAGGAGGTAGAGTATTTTTTGTTTCAGAATTTTATCAAATAATGAAAGAGGTTGGATTTAAATTCTTTGGAATTGTGGATTTAGAAGAAGATTCGCCACACAGAAGTAAGACAACCGCATGGGGTTCTTGGATGAGTCCCAGTTCTCCATATATTTATAATCCAAAAGAATGTGTAATATTAGCTTATAAAAAACAACACATTAAAAAAGTTAAAGGTGAACCAGAGTGGAAAGGAGTCCCAACTGAGATTGAACAGGAAGATGGGACATTAAAGAAAAAAATTGTGTATGAGGAAAAAGATAAGAAAGAGTTTATGGAACTTGTATTTGGTCAGTGGAATTACTTTGCAGATACTAAATCACTCACCAAGGCAACTTTCTCGATGGACATACCAACAAAAGCGATTAAAATATTGTCCTACAAAAACGATGTAGTTCTTGACCCATTTGCGGGTAGCGGGACATCATGCGTTGCTGCGGAAATATTAGATAGACGATGGATAGGTATAGAACTAAGTCCTGACTACGCTGAGATTTCTCGTAAACGAATACAATCTTTTGTGGATAAGAAAAAACAACTTAAATTAGAATTTAATAAATAGGGGAATTTAATATCCCCTTTTTTGTTTTCATGATATTTATTATAAAAAATACACATGAAAGGAATGAAACTTAATGAGTCTGAATTAAAAGATAGGATATTTCAAATTTATAAAGAGGAACAATATAAGATTCTTGAAGAAAAATGGAACAAATTATCTAAAGAAGATAAAATATTTGTTTTTGAATTTGCAAAAAAAATATACCCTGAACAAACCAAGTTAATAAAAGAATCTAAATGGTATAATACTCTTGGTGATGTTGTCGGTATCTTTGACCCAACAGGTATTGTTGATATTGTTAATGGTATTAGTTATTGGAGACAAGGTGATAAATTATATGCAATTCTTTCATTTGTTTCGGCAATCCCTTATTTAGGTGACCTTATCGCTAAACCTGTCATTGGTGTTATGAAATTAGGTGGTGGAGCCGCTAAAGCGTTTAAAGCAGCAACTTTAACTGGCGATGCCGTTAAAATTGCTGGTACGGCAAAAAGAGCTGGTGGACCTATTGCTAAGATGGTTGAGACTGCTCCAACTTGGGGTGAGAAATTAGTGACCGCTTTAAAAGGGTCTATTGGCCGAGTTCCTTTGTTAGGTTCTGGTTTAGTAAAAGTTATTGAAGAGTACGTTCAAATTTTTGGTAAAGCCGGAAAAGAAATGAAAGCGGGAACTGAAATTGGTAAAGGTATTGTAAAAAGTGAAAAGGCGTTAAGCGCTGTTGAAAAAGAGGAATTATTAAAACAAATGAGTAAAGACCAATCTTTCAGAGGGTTTAGAGATTTAGGTACTGGAAAAAATAGTTGGTTAAGTTTTATGAAATCGGATGCAAGTTTAGGTGCTAAATTTTATGCGGGGGTTCCTAGAATTTTTGGTGGTAATCCTGCAACAAGGTCTTTGATGAAAAGAACTAAATTTTATGCGGGGTTTTTAGATTGGTTAGGCGTTGGAAATTTTGTTGGTCCTGATGAGCTTGAAAAAATGTACCCTGACGTTGAAAAACAGTATGAACAATACGCTCAATTACCCGAATCACAAAATTTATGGAATCAGGAGTTCGCCTCAGGACAAACAACACAAACTACTGTAGCGTCCGAGTTACCATCATTGTCTACTGCAAAACAATCAGCATCAACTGCGGTTAAAACAGATGCATTCACATCATTAATCGGTTCACTATTAGGTGGGGGAAAAGCATTAGTATGAAAAACTTACTAAAAGAAAGTGGTATCAGAGATATCAATAAGTTAGCTAAACGTTATTCTAATGCTGAAATTTATTTTCACCAAGATTTGGATGGCGTAACAACTGCACTTGCGATGAAAAAATACCTTGAAGACAATGGTATTAAAGTTGTTGATGCTCACGTTATTCAATACGGGGATAAAGAGTTCTCGGTAAAGAAGAATGATGCTCAAGGTGACATTATGCCAGTACTTGTGGATTTTGCTCATGGTAAACCAATGTTTGTTATCCATACAGACCACCACGATAGACAAGCGGGGGCGGAAGATACTAAATCCACTTCATTTAGAAGTTCACGTTCAAATGTTGAAACAATATCCCAGGTGGTATCACCTAATGAAATATTCTCACCTGAAGATATTCAATTAATATCTATGGTTGACTCAGCTAACTACGCGGCGAACGAAGTAACGGTTGACCAAGTAATAAATTATTTATTCAAATTAGATAAAGATAAATCTTTGGGTAAAAACAAAACTGCCTTAGGTTTAGTTGCTAATAAGTTATTATTGGCGTTTAAAAATAAACCAGGGTTTTTAGAAGAACTTGTTATGGTTGGTACCCCATCACTTATGAATCTTGTTACTAACATAAAAAGAATCATGATTGAAAAAGGTTACGCTACCGTACCCGAATTACAGAAAAACAAAGAAGGTTATATTGACCAAATGAAAAACCACCATAATGTTAAAATTGAAGGTAACATTATTGTTCAATACGGGGGTGGTAGTATGATGAAACCTGGTTCTTATGATAGATACACGCCCTTCAAAAATAACCCTGATGCTGATTTCTTAGTTATTGCTTGGCCATTAGGATTAGTTCAAGCGTCTTGTAATCCTTATAAAAAAGAACGTGAGTTAAAAGGTGTTAACTTAGGTGAGATTGCTCAGGAAGTACTTGCTAAATGGGAAACGCAATTACAAGAAAGACAAATACCGTTATCAACAATTAAATGGATTTCTGAAGGTTCAAAAGGATTTGGTCCTGAATCAGTTGGGTTTACGTTTAAAGATTTTGTTGCGTTATATGGTAACAATTTTAAAACAATGGAGAATGGTAAAGAACATTTAACTCAAATTGGTAAAATGATGGAAATTCCTTTTACTGAATTAAGCGAGGAAGAAATGAAAATGTTAGATGGTGTCACAATTAATGCTTGGGATTTAATTCAAGCTAATAGTGGTGGTCATAAATGTATCACGAACATTTCGGGGCTTAGTTATTTAGGTAGGTCTAAAAGACCGCCAGCTGGAAAGTACAAGTATAATGCTGAGTCAGATGATTCTCCTTATGTGAAGTTTACTAAAATGGTTCAAAAAGAATTGGTAAATGTGTTACAGTCTAAAATTAATGAAGGTTAAAAATTAACCTCATCACCGATTTGTAATCCTAATTTTTTTGCGTTACCCCCCATAATTTCTAAAATTATATCACCTTCACCACAGTAATTAACGCATTCATCTGTCGTACATGGGGAACAATTATGGTGTATTTTAGTTATGGTATTACTATCAATAAAAATAATGTCTAACGGGATAATACAATTTTTCATCCAAAAACAATGTTCACCGTCATCCATTAAAAATAACATACCATTATAGGAACTGTCAAATTTTTTACCCATCATACCACTTTCAGTATCTTTTGGTGTAATAACTGTTTTAACTTTAAACTTATTGTTATTAATTTTTATTATCATATTTAATAAATATCTTAAGTTTTTATAATAAAATTTTAAAAATAGTTTTTCTTTTTGAAAAGTTTAATATATTTATATCCTACAAAGCCCCAACGACCCCCTTTCTTGAGTTGGTTAATAATTAAACCCTAACAGTGTAAAAATTGTTAGGGTTTTTAATTTTTAATCACTATCTTTGCTTTATGGGGACTCAAATCAGCATAATAAATCGTAAAGTTAAGTTCGAATATTCATTTATCGAAACTTTGATTGTTGGTATAAAATTGGTTGGTCCTGAAGTTAAATCAATTCGTAGTGGTAAAGTGTCATTAGTTGATGCTTATTGTTTTTTTATTAATAACGAGTTAGTAGTTAAAGGAATGAATATTCCAGAATATAAAATGGCGTACACTCACGAACCATTGCGAGATAGAAAGTTATTACTTAAGAAAAAAGAAATTGTTAAATTACAAAAAGAACTTGTTAAAGGATTAACATTGGTCCCATATAGAATATTTTCAAATGATAGAGGATTGTTGAAGATGGAAATAGTTTTGGGTAAGGGTAAAAAATTACATGATAAGAGAGAATCTATTAAAGAAAGAGATATTAATAGAGAAATTATGCGTGGCATTTAAAAATTTTTTGTATCTTTGTAATTACAAACACCAATACTATGACCGACATATTAACACAAAAAAAAATTGCAAAAACTAAGTACCAAAACGCTAAACGTAGTGCGTTAAAAAGTTATGACCAACAAAAGTTAGAAATTGACAAGAAACAAAAAGTTTTTCAAGATTTCTATGCTGATATGGTTAAAGTGTCTCCTGATTTTGAATTGGTTAAAACTCAAAATTCTTTGGATTATAAAGTTTGGGTTGATTCATTTCCCGTTGAAACTTTAACATTAAATTATTTTGATTATGAAATTAAATACACAGGTAAATTACCTGAAGTAGTACCAAGGGGTAAAATTCGTATTGATGTTAGTGAACACTATGTTACTCCAAGAGGTTCGTGGAGACAAACAAACTTGGGTTTTAAAATTAAAACTTTATTAGGTTATAATGAAGAAAGTCCATATTACAAATCTGGTAGAACTGTTGCTAAAAAAGTAATTGAATATGTAGATTCTTTATGGGCAATTGAAAAAGACAGATTATTAAAACAAGATATCAGAAGCCGTGCGTTCAGAGAATTAATTGACATGTTTAGGTTTTCTATGGTTGATTTTGGTACACCAACAACCCCAAACGACCCTAATACCTTTACAATAACTAATGTTAATAAAACCAAGATTATTTTAGGGTACAGATATCGTTCTGTTAATGATAAGATTGAGTTTATTAAAAAGGATATCATTGTACCTAAAGAATTTAATTTAACTTCTTTAGTAGAAAAATTAGGAGAATTGTAAAAAACGCAGTATATTTGTAGAAACAATTAAGGATATGAACACACAGACATACAACATCAGAATCGAGAACGAAAAATTTGGTAAACTTTTGAATGAAACATTCATTGATGGAATCCAATTCAAATTATTTTTGAAGATGGTTAGTGGATGTTTAGAGTTAAAAAATGACTTAACATTTTTCAACGGAACCGATTTCTTAATCAACATTCCTTACAAATTTTTAAAGGATTCAATTATTGTTACATCAACTAACGAGTTCACTTTGGCTGACCATGCAAAAAGCAAAATTGAAGCGTTAGTTACTAAATAAAATAAATTATGAGCATTGAAACAGGATTATTAATCTCAATTTTAGTATCACTTTATATCATCTATAAGTTTTGGAAAAAAATTCTTAAAACTTTGTTGATTATTACAGTACTTTTTTTTGTTTTTTTAGTAATTAAAGTAAAAAGTGTTTACGATAAATTAATTTCAAAAGATACTATTGAACAACCTAGTGAAACAATTCTTAATAAAAAAGAACTTAATAAAGTTTGGGAATTAATTACTAAAGAATAATAAAAAAATGTCTTTTATTAATATAAGAACAATTTTGTTAATAAAAATGTTGATGGTTTTAGAGTTTTACCTGTTTCTGAATTCTCATAATATGTTGTTTCCTTGTTTAAAAAAATAAGGTGGTGGTGTCTGACATAACCTGTCGGCCCTAAAGGAGACTTAGGTCTCCTTTTTTTTGTTTTAATGATATTTATAACTAAAACAATTATGGCTAAAGATATTATTATTTCGGAAAAACAATTAGAACTGTTAGTTAATGGCGTTAAAAAAGGAAATATACAAGAGCACGGACAAGAAGGGTCTTATATGGCAAAACAACAATTATTCACTATTGCAACATTAGCACATGCTATGTGGGAAAAAATGGAACAAGGTGAACAACTTGAGGATTGGATGGAGACTAAACTTGCTCAGGCCGAACAAAGTGTTGTTAGTGTTGTTAAGACATATATGTATGACGAATTTGAGTCTAAAGACTCTGAAGGTATGGGTAAATTAAATTACGATGAAATAGTAATTGGTAAATAATTAGAAAATACTTTTACATTTAAAAACTTTTGTTTTATTATTAAGACAAAAGTTTTTTTATGAGTAAAATTATAGTAACAGGTGGGTTAGGTTTTATTGGGTCACATTTTGTAAATTATGTTAGAGAAAATACATACCACAAAGTATTAATTATTGATAAACTTACATACGCAGGTAATCTTAATAATCTTATATTACCAACCGATTATTTAAAAAAAGATATATGTGATGTGATACCTGAGGATTTAGGTGACTACGATTACATAGTTAATTTTGCTGCTGAGTCACACGTTGACAATTCAATTAAAGACGGATTACCATTTGTTAAATCAAATGTACAAGGTACCTTCAACATGATTGAGGTCGCAAGAAAAAACAAAAACCTAATTAAATTCTTACACATTTCAACGGACGAAGTTTATGGTGATATAGATGAGTATTCAGCAATTGAATCCGATAACATTATCCCAAGTTCATATTATTCCGCAACTAAAGCATCTGCCGATATGTTGGTAATGTCTGCAGGAAGAACATATGGGTTTCCATATTTAATCACACGTACTTGTAATAATTACGGGGAAAATCAACACCACGAAAAATTTATACCAAAGATTATTAGGTCAATTAAAAACGGTGATGAGGTGCCAGTGTATGGGGATGGTGAACAAGTTAGGGAGTGGATACATGCTGATGATAACGCAAAAACAATATTAACCCTATTAATGTCGGATGAAGTTAATGAAATATATAATATTGGAACTGGAGAATCATACACTAATAACCAAATAATTAAAATGATTGGTAATATATTAGGTAAGGATGTTAAATTTAAATACGTTGAAGATAGACTGGGTCACGATAAAAGATATTCATTAAGTTCTTTAAAATATGAAAACAAATTTGGTGTAATGCAAAATACTAAACTAACCGAATGGTTAAAAAAAATAATTAAATAAATAAAAATGGTAGAAAAACAAAACAGATTACTTAATGCGTTAGACGCAAAATATCGAGCGGAAATAATGGACGCTTTAGCAAGATTAGAAGTTTACGTAACTTCACCAGTTGCAATTGGGGAACATCCACAACATACTGAAGAAATGGATAAATTAATTGAACAGTATGCAAATGCTAAAGACAAAGCTGAATCATTAATGATTATGAAAGCGGAACTTGGGTTTTAAATGAGTTAATTTAAACAAATAATAAATAATATGGAAGAAGGTTTATTAATACATAATTCAGTATTCAAAGATAGTCGAGGAACATTTGCGCCTTTACCTTTAAAATTTGATGAAAGTAACTTATCTGTTTTACGTAAAGATTGGGTACAAAGTAATATTAGTGTTAACCCTAATAAATTTACGTTTAGAGGATTACATTTTCAAGTTGGTGAGTTCGCTCAGTCAAAGTTAGTTAAGGTCATTACGGGGAAGATAATCGACTTCATCGTTGATATTAGACCTAATTCGCCTAACTATCTAAAGACTTATGAGTTTGTTGTAGAACCTAACAATGAATTGTTTGTTCCTAAAGGATTTGCCCACGGGTTTATAACTACCGAGGATAACACGGTAGTTCAGTACTTGGTAGACAATGATTACTCACCATTAAAGGAGGGTTCCATTTTTTGGGCCGACTTTAATTTAGTTAAACAAACCGTAGAACGAGTGATTGGGGATAATGAGTTAACAATTTCAACAAAGGATTTGGTAACTAAAAATTTTAATGTATAATCAAGCGATAAAATTTCATAAGAATAAGACAATACCAATTGAACTACCAAGTCCAACAGGCACAACTTCTGTTGATATAAAGTTAAAGAGTGGGAAGAATGACCTCAGTTTTATTGTTGAAGTTTATAGAACCAAGGATATTAATGGTTTAACTAATAAAGTAATACAACACTATATCTACAAACAATTATCATTGTATCTAACATTATTCTCAATCGATGAAGAATATAACATAGAGGCTTTCAATTTTATTGATAGTTAAGGTATTTATAGTAAAACCTTATTATGAAAAATGAAATTTTAAAAGACAGAATATACGAAGCGATTAAGCAAAACGAGTTATTAACTGAACAAAAAACAGGAACAAAAGATTTTGTTGAGATGGTATCATTATTGTTACATTCACAAACTCAGGTACATACTTTTCATTTACAAACAAAATCATATTCCGAACACAAGGCGTTACAAGGTTATTATGAGGGAATTGATTCACTTGTTGATGGCATAATAGAGTCATATCAAGGTAAATATAATATCCTTAAGGGGTATAAAAAATACGATATTGAAGATTATAAAGACACTACAATAACAGTTAATTATTTTAAAGATTTATGTGGTAAAGTTGATGATTTAAGGGATTGTTGTAAAGATTCTTACATTCAAAATCAAATTGATACTGTTTGTGAATTAATTAACTCAACATTATATAAATTAAGATTTTTAAAATAATTAAATCAATATTTATTTTTATGAATAAACGAGAAATTCTTAACGATTTAATTAAAAAAATAATTTCATGTAATACTCAACATGAACTTAAAGAAATTGTTAAAGATATTAATGATTTTATTAATGATTATTCTATTGTCAATAATTCTAATGAGTATAAGAGGCTCAAAAATGCCGTTGGAATTATGAGAATAAAACTAAAAAAAGATTTTAAGATTGATGAGTCAAAAACAATTCGTGTTACTGAGTTTGACTTAGTTAAAATTGTTAAATTAATTATTAAAGAACAACTTGAAGGTCAAGGAGAAAATCCTTTGTCGGAAAAAGAGATTAGGTTATTCAAATATCTTAATAAAAATAAACAAGATATGGGTAACCAATCTAAAATGTTAGCTTTTGTTAAAACCATGATGCCTTTTGTGGGGAGACCTGAATCTGATGCAAGATTCTATTACGAAATTTATACCGCGAACTACAGACCTAATGGTGATTACGAGAATTTAGATAAGACAACTTTCAGAAACTTCAAAGAGTTTAAACAAAGAAGAACGCCAAACAATAACGCGTACCAATTCAGTAGCGCTAAAATTCCTTTTAAAGGTTCTAATATTGAAGGGTATTGGGATGTTAATAGAAAAAATGAATGGTATTATGTTGTTAAGTCTTATGGTTGGTATCCAGTTTATTTATTCATTAACAATCAATGGTATGTAGTTAGTAATACCTATTCATCATCAACATCTAAACAAATGTCACACGCTAATCCTGTAAGATATAATTCAGGTTTAGATGCTAAAGTTATTAGTGTAACAAAGGAAGAAATCCAAAATCTTATTAACGGAAAAAGTTTAGATGATGTTAAATCCGAAAGAGTAACTAATTTTGGTGATAAATTTGCTAGTTCTTTAATTGGTACTAAAAAATTATTAACTATTGATTTTGGATGGGGTGATAACAGAAAGAAAGTTAATTATACTATCACAGACGTTAAGAATGACGGTGGTAAAATTAAAATTGACATCACTATTAATAAAGCAGGTACCGTTGAAGGTACAAATAAGATGGTTGTTAATCCTGAAGGTTATGTACACCCAAGCCCTTTCTCAGAAGATTTGGAAAATGGTATTGAGTTAAAAATAATTTCTGATAATAAAGATTATTTAACTGATGATAATACTGAGTTTACTTTTCATCACCCCTCAAAATAAGGTTTAAAATTTTATTAAAAAATCTATTGAGATTGGTACTTCTTCTTCTCGATTCTCGGAAAAGTCTAAGGTAACATCCTTTGACTCATTATTAAAGATAAAACGACCTTGAGAACCTTCATTAATTTCCCATCCACCCATGTGTTTTTCTAATTGTTCGTAAATAAAATTAACAATTTTAACGTCTAAATTTATCCGACCTTCAAAATCTCCGTATGCAAAGTCATTACAGTCACCACTATCACCACCACCACTAAAATCAACATAACCTTCAGAAACATTTTTTTCGTGAAGTTGGTCAAATAAATTCACAATTGCTTCATACAATTCAACACTATAATCTTCTCTAATTTCTTCTAATGTGGTTTCTGATTGAGATTCTAATGTTGTGTATTGCATTTCCCATACGTTTAAAAATAATATACGTTCTTTACAATCAATATTAATTTTAATTGTGCCTCTATACTCACAATCTGACATTACTTTGTAGACCTCATTTTTGTCTAAAATATGTTCTAAAGTGTCAGATATTGCTTCATATAATTCTATTGTTGTTCCGTCATCACTGTACGCACTGTCGTCCATATAATCAAGGCGACATTCTTCAGTATAAACGGTAATGTTAACCTCACTACTTCCATGTGACATGCAATAATATGAAAATAGTTTAAGGCTTTTTAATTGTTCTTCAGTTACTTGAGGTGTCATATTGTTTTTAACTATAAATACTTTAATCTATGTTAATATCTAAAGTTCTCATCATCCACATAGGTCTTTCTTTAGATTCTAAAGCCATTATCCATTCTTTAGCACAAGGTAAATGGTTATAACAATCCTCTCTAACATGTTGTTCACCAACATAACGTGTATAAATTGTTTTCCCGTCACTATTTACAAATGACATACCAAATACTTTTTCCATTTCAAAAATACCCTCACTATGATGTCTAAACATTCTGTGGTTAGAATGTCCATACCAAGCCTTGGTCTCATCAAACCAATTGTGTATGTTTATGTATTCTTCCCAAGTTCCACCAAATTTTTTGGCCGATGATTTTGCGTGAATAATAGGGTGCATAATGACTTTAATGTAAATATAAGTATTTTGTTCACTTGATAAATAAAAAATATTTCTTAACCCAATATATTTATCAGTATGGAACAAACATTCTTTGGTAATGATTATCAATTTGGACATTGTCATTACTTTGCAAAATATCTAATAAAAGTATTCCAAGAGTTACTTCCTAATGAGGAAATTAATTACCATTTAATATTAGCTGAAAGACTTGATGATGATAATGAAAATATTGACGATGTGTTAGTCCATGCTTATCTTAAAGTCGGTGATTATTTAATTGATTCTGAAGGTGTGCATACTATTGATATTGCATCAGAAAGAGAAAAAGAATGGGCTAACAGAGAAATGGATTTAACCCCTGATGGGTATGACTTCTCAACTTGGGAAGAAAGTAGGGATGAGATTCCTGAAATGTTTTTCAATAGATTCTGCTCAACCAAAAAATTAAAACAAGATGTAATTGATTTTGTTAAAAGACAAGATGTTCAAGAAGTTATTCAAAAATTAAAATAAATTTACTACATTATGAAACTTAAAATAACAGAACAACAATTACACAGTATCAACGAATTCCTTGCCGAAAAGAAAGCTTTCTTTAAATATTGGGATAGATTTGGTGGTAAAATTGATGATAACTTTTATAAGTTATTTGGTTTTGAAGGTACTCGATTACCTGAGTTAATTGTTGGTAAAACTAAAATTAGGTATTACGATGTTTTAGGTTTTTTAAGAGAGTGGTTAGGTGAGTCTAAATCAATTGAAATGACTGAAGAATTGTTAAAAGGCACCCACCATGTTGTTGGACCTATTTATGGTGGTTATGATTACAAATTTACTGTATCTGAAGTACAAGAAAAAAATTCAACCCAATTTACAACTACAGTACTTATTGATGATGTTAATGGTGAGGTGACTTTATTTCAGAATGGAGAACTTTATAAATTAATTGATGCAAGAAATGAAGAAGAATTTGGATGGGAGATTGAAAATGAAATTCAAGACTGTACTGATGAATACCTTTCAAAAGAAATAACTAGCCGTACGGGAATTGTAATTGTGTTTAATGATATTGATTTCACAAGTGGTGAAAAATAATTATCTTTCTTGTCTTCGTTCCCAATCAGTTTTACCTGAACTACCAGGGTTCATTTGACTTAAATCGTGTTCCCAATCAAAAATAGGAATACCACTACCATTATAAACAATCATTTGATAATCAGGATTTTTAATTGATAAATGTTTAAAAGGAATTAATTTAGATACAACATTCTTAATATGATGGTCAACCAACCAAAAAGGGTCAACATCCTCATACATATCTTTTTTAGTTGCATTTTCATCTTTCATATATATTTTATAGATAAGATATGGCTGACGCGCCCCATGTATAGACACATCAATATGGTCAACATTGGGGTACGTCGATAGTATAAGACCTGAATTAACAATCTTGTTTAACGCTTGTATTTCTTGGTCTTGAGTCATTATTTAATATCGTTACTTCCGATTAAAGTATAACTGAATGAGTTACCATGGATGTTTTTAGACTTTCTACAGATTGACATGAATTCCTCAAAATCCGCAGCTTTCTTAAATACTTGACAACCTTCAGACCAATTCTCTACGTAAGTTGAGTCAGCACCCGCTTTATGAATATTAATACCGTAAACACCTTCAGTTATTTTTGTTTCATCATATTTCATATCACGATTTGCATCACGATAAACCTTAACATTCTTTGCTTGACCTAACGCTTCATATTTACCTTGGTGTAATCTAATAGTGTGGGAACCACGATATTGGCCCTCAACTAAACGAGCAACACCCGCAGCGTTATGATATTCCATAACACCTTTTTTACCTGGGTCAGTAGTTGCTGGCCAAATATGGAATTTCCATTCACCATTTTCTTTGTATGATAATGTAATATAATCATCAAATACATTGGTAACTTTATCACCTGTAGAATCATTTCTAACTCCCACAATGTTCACATCAAAACCTTTGTTGTTTGCATCCTCAAACCATACGTGACCTTTACTTTTAACCGCCGATTCAATTTGCTCTCTTTTGTAAGACATAATTTAATTTTTAATTGTTTATTTATTAAATAAATATGAGGTTAACATTTAATCTGCGGTTTTGAAGTTAAATAATAATATAAACTATTATGGGATATATTTATATTATAGATGAAAAAAAATTTGTATATCTCTGAGGTTGAGAAGGTGGTAAAACAAATATTACCTAAATTTATTGATAGGTTTAAATCTCAACACAATTTTGAATTACCTAAATTTGTGATTGACATTAGTGGGTACCCAAACAATATGTGGAATCGGAGAGGTGAGTATGAACCTATTAGTTTTAATACAATAGTTGCTAAAGTCAAAGTTGATGTTAAAGATGGTCGTTTAGGTAGATTAAAGAAACTATTAAAAATTGTAATAGAACAATCTCTTAGTAGTTTAGGGTATAATTACGGTGAGGTTTATATTGAGTTTGATAAAGAGTCAATCCAAGAACAAACAAACTCGGTTGATAGATTTAAAAGTATTATAACTAAGTTGATTAGCGATAAACCTACACATCAAGGGTCATACACAATGCCTTATACTGATAATGATGATATGGTTGATTGGCACGTTGAGTACGTGGTGAAAAATGTTGAATTATGGAAACCAAATGAACGTGAACTTAGTTTATGTGAACAAGATACTTTATATACTGGTACTGTATATATTAACGTAAATAGAATCTTAGTTGGGTTTGAAGAAACTGACGAATGGGAAAGAGGTCATGGTGAAGATGATTTACCTAGTTGGTGTTGGGACGATGTTCAAGAAAATGTTATGAATACTATTGAACAAATGTTACCGCAAATATGTATTGATGTGGATTTAAGTTTTAAAGTTAATTATGAGTAAAGAAAAAAAAATATACAAATTAATAGAAAATTTGGGTTTAACTAACGCATCTAATATATTGGGGTTACCAAAATATGAATTAGTTAGGATTGCAAATTACCCTATTAATTATGAAACCGCAAATATGTTACTTTTTGATTTGAATAGAGATAATTTATTACCTACTGTTTATAAAGATTGTGAGATAAGTGTTAGTAATTGGGATGGTATATTTTCTTGGGAGTATAAAGGACCTGACGATGAAAAAATGTTAACCATGGCGACACCATTTTGGGATGGTAATAACATTACACCCGTTGAATCGACAGAATATAAAATCAACGGGTTTACGATTGATGAGGATTTTTATATCGAATTAAGAAGCCGAATAGAATTTGATGGTATTGAAGATTTATTAACTTGGTATAAACACTTTTATTTACCAAAAGTTTATAATCTGATATTAAGTAATTTAGAAAGATTTAGAAATTTAGTTAAACATAAAGATTTATAACCCTTAACGCACCTGAAAAATTCTGTAAATCAATAATTGGTTTTAAATCTACAGTAATAAATACTGTTGTATTATCTTCCAAATCAAGAAGACCATGGTCATCAAACTCATCAACCCATTCTTTATTAAAGAATACTAATGATTGAGAGTTATCTATTAATTTAAGATAGGTTTCGTTATTAATTACTTTAGGTTGTTCCATAGTTTCAAACAAATCTCTAAATTTACTATTCCAAGATAATACAAAGAAATATTCTAATTTAAGTGAATCGTTAGTTGCAATATCACCATTACCATCACAATTATAACAATCAACACTACCAGTGGAATCACATGAGTTACATTCAATATTCCCATCACCACCACATTCATCACAATACACTTGTCCGCCACCTTGACACTCACCACAATCTTTACCTTCCGAATCTTCCCCTGAACCTTCACAATCAATACACGTAACTTCACCTGAACCATCACACAAATCGCAACTTAAATACGAATCTCCCATACAATCTTCACAACCATTTTGGCCAGCACCGTCACAGGAAGGACACTCAACATTTGGGTCATGTTCTAATATAGTTGCAATTGATACCGCAAATAAATTGGATTTCATAATATCATAAGCAACGTTAATATCTCTACCTTTTTTTTCTTGAGGTATAAGAAAACACATATACGCTAAATCTTCACCAGAAATCCTATCACCAAATAATTCTGTAATAAACTTATTCTCTCTTAATGTACCTAATACATTACCAGGATGTAAACCATTTTTATATTGTATTGATAATTTTTTAACTAATGATAGTAATTGTTCTTTTTTCATTTTAACTAATTTTTCTTACTGAACTATAGTCATAACTAACATCTGTTGTTTCACCATCGTAATAATCTTCATCAATCATATCACCATCGTAATAATCAAATACCCCTTCACCTTCAGCCATTCTACTTGTTGGAATAACTAAGTTTGCATCATAAGAACTCATTTCATGGCGATATGTTCTTTTAACATGCTCCGTTCTATCTTCAGAAATTTCAAACTTATAGACACCAACTGACGGTCTTTTAATTTCACCATTTGGCTTTTGTGTTGAAAAATCATAATTTGTATTTAGGTGTAATGTTGCGACAATATAATTTTCGTCAATTGGAAAATTTAAATCCAGCCCAACAATTTTTGCTGCGTGGTCACAATTATTTGATAAATCATAATCTTCCATATCAGGTGTTGAATCATTAGATTTTGATATAAAACTTTTAAGTAAGTAAAATAATTGTTTATTACCAATGTTTTCTAATTTTGACTTTTCCATATTTTATAAATATAATAATATAATAAAATTAATTTTCAGCAATACTAACCGCGTTTAAATCATAACGTTTGTTTAACCACTCAAGAACTAATTGAGGTGCGTATAAATCACCAAACAAATCAACTATTTTTTGGTAGAGATAAGTATCTATCTGAATTAAAGGGTATGTTGATAACACATAAGGGGTCGTAATGTTATGATATTCTTCATAATCTTCTGAGGTTCCAAAATAGGTAAATACAAATTCATAGTCAGAATCCATATCCATATCCTCACCATCGTTAGGGTATTCGTAAAAAAACTCTCTAACACTATTACCATAACCTGTTCTATGCTCATTAGCATATTTTAATTCATCCTGTGAATCCAAGTACTTGAACAGTAGTTTTTTAAATTTATCCTTATTTATTTTAATGTCCATATTGTTAAATACTTTTAAACTGTTGTTTTACCCCAATAATTTTTATATATTTGTAATATAAAAATAGAATAAAAAAACACATTATTTAAACAATATAAAAAAATATGCAAACACTCACATTCAACACTACAATTAAAAGAGTAGTTTTATTATCAGGTTCAAGAGAAGATTCAAAAGTTTTAGAAGTATTTGACAATGTTTCAACTGTAAGATGTTCTGAATTAGGATTTTACGAAATTATGCAGAAATTAGAGACTGATTCAATTTCTGCAATTCCTGTGATGAGACTACCTATTACAAGCACAAATATGATTATTATTAAGTAAAAAACTAAAAATATGACTGAAGAAGAATTTGAAAATTGGAAATCGGTTGATTACCGAATGAGAGAAGAAGGAATTGATTATTGTTTTGAGCATTATAGTAGATTTGAAGAAATCAAAGATGAAGAATTCCATAAATTAAGATTGGAGTTTTTATCTAGTATGTTCAAAATACGTGAATACGTTAAAAACACAATAGAAAGTTACGAAGAGGAAGACACAAATATGTTGTAATACTTTGAGAGGGACATTGATGTCCCTCTCAAAATTTTTTATAATGTTTTTTGAGGTAAAGGATTACCAAGTTTTACACGCCCAATATCTTGCTTTCCATCTTGGACCTGGTGTCTCACAATGATGACGAGCTCTAAATGATTTTCTTCTTGCTGGGTTATTCTTTTTTATTACCATTCTTTTTCCTTTAGCGGATTTACCGCCAAACCCAAAGTTTACTTTAACAACATTACCTTTGTCGTTTTTAACGTAAACTTTAGATTTTTTTACATCGCCTTGCATTATCTTACCTAATTGAACTTTACGTCCTTGGTATTCGGCTTCAGTTAATAAGTCAGTAACTTTAAAGTCAGTCTCCTCGACTGACCCATAAAAACTATCAACCATTTCTTTTAGGTCAAACAGTTTATTATATTGTGATTCTGTGATTATGAATTTCATTTTTCGTAACGTGTCATTGTTGGTTTATTACCTTTCCCTATTTTAGGGTCTTTTTTTTCCGCTCTTCTTTTTTGTTGAGTCATTGCTTTTTTTTCATCTTTATCGTATGATGAGGCAATCTTTGGTGTTTCAGATGAAACTTTTTTTGAGGGGCGACATTTTGGATATGATTTTCCGTCAGCATCCTTTCTTCCACAAGGTGGATGTTTTCCGTCAACTTTTTTACTTACATCAACCCATTTCTCTTTAAACCAGTTTCTTAAATCTTCATTAACATTTTCGTTTTTTTCAGAAGTGGTTAAACCGTTAAGTAGTTTTTTGTATTGAGATTCTGTGATTATTAATTTCATTATTTAATAATATATTTTGTATAATCAGTCGTTGATGGCTTTTCGTTTTTGAAATAATACTTCTCAACTTTTTTACCGTATTTAATTATTTTATAATAAGCGTCAGGTACCGTCGCACCTGATAATAGTTTAATTGACGATTTACTGTAAACACATTTAATTTCAACTAATACAACACTATTGGTTTTTGATAAATTTCTTTCATGGACTTCCAATAGTCTCCAAGTTGTTCTATTTAAATCTTGTTGTTGTAATGAACAGTTTAAATAACTAAACGTTTTGTATAATAATTCACGAGTACAATTGAAGTCTGCAGCTGGTGCCATGTGGCCTTTATCGTAAACATTATTTTCATAATCTTTGTTATCTGAAGTTTTGATTGAATCATTAATGTAGAAATCCATTCCCGTTCTATTTGCAGTACCGTTAGGACACTGAACGGTATATTTAACCCATAATGGTTGTTCTAATTTTTCTGAGTACATAACCTCAAAAATATCTGTTTTAACTTTAACATTATCTCTAAGTGGTTTTTGGCCGAACGATGATAATGATATGATACTTATTAATACTAAAAAAAGTGACCTTTTCATATTTATAAATATGCGGATATTTATAAATCAAACAATATAAACATGAGTAATCAAAAAGCGTCGGAGATTTTAAATAGATTCAACGATGGTGAGTGGGATGAGTTACAACCATATTTTAATAATATAATAACTTTTTTTAAATTTGTTAAAAAATATGGACTTTTAGAAGAGATAGATTTAGGGGAGATTCCTTCTGGTTATTTTAGTAATGAATTGTTTGATTATTTGGTTGATAATGGTATTATGGCTAATTTAGACTATAATTCTGTTCCTGAAGAGTTTCAAAACAATTATTTACTACATGGTTTAGAATATAACTATGAAAATACCGTTAAATATATTACAAGCAACGTTTTAGGTGATGTTGAAATTAGACCTGATGGGTTTTATTTATATTTAGGTAATGATAGAGATGATTTAGCTTCTTTTTTCTGTGTTTCCTCCCGTCGTGACGTTTCTCCTGAAGATGTTGCAAAACAAATATTTAGCGAAGATGGTTTAGGTCACGATTGGTATTTTGATGTTGATACAAAACCATCTGATGTTATTGACGATTTAGACGAAAAAAATACCGCCCATTTAAAAGATGTTATTTTTAAAGAAATTGGAGATAAAGAATTATCTTTAGAAGATTATGATTCTGATTTTTTTGAAAGTTTATCAGAAGAACAGGGGACTGAAGGTTATTTTAGAATTGGACCTGAAGACTTAAATGAATTAATTAAAGATTCCGAAGCAATAGATGAACTATGTGAAACTGATTTAAGTGAGTTAGGTCAAGAATTAAAAAATATTTATTGGAACGCTTATAATTCTGCATATGAAAATGAAATATATGAATTAGTATATGATGGTTTAAATGAATACTTTGAAGGAAAAATTGATGAAGTACCAAAAGAAACTACTAAATCGGATGGTAAAAAAGTAACCACATACTTAAATTATATTAAAATTAGAGATTTTGTTGGAAACATCACTTTATTTTTAGAAAACAATAGAGGTCAATCATATTCCGATTCATATTTAGACTATTTTGGTAGTTATACTACTTTGATGAAACAACTAATCGACGATGGTGATTTTGAATGTATAGATTTTAGAACTCCTGATTATCCAGATTGGTCTGATATTAAAAAAAATATAAACGAAATGTTTGATGAATATATTTAATTGACAATTTAAATTTTAATTACTATTTTTATTTTAAAATTAATAAAATGATTGAAGAAATTAAAATTGAGAAAGATAAAACTCCAAAAACAACTCCTAACAAACCTATTTTAGATGTTGACCATAAAAATGGTAAAAAAAAATATTATAAACCTAAAAAGAAAAGAGAAATTTTAAATATTGAAATTGGTAAAATTGGGCTTGATAATTTTCATAAAGTAGTTCATACAGAAAAACCATATTTGGAATACAAAAAACTAATAACAAATAAAAATGTTGGTAGCGACTTTATTGATAATAGTAAAAAATTTAGTTTTATTAAATCAGGGATTAGAATTGTCGCTTGTATTTGTGGATTATTTGGTGAATTTGAGTTGGCGTTTATTTTATTAGGTGTTGCGGAGATTTTTGACGTTTACAAATAATTAGTTTAAAAAAGTCAAATTAATTTTGTATCTTTGTACTATGGATAAAGAACTAGTATATTTGATTACATGGTTAGTAACGTGGAGCGACTTCAAATCAAAAGAGGTTGTTCGGATTATTTTTACTAATGAAAAAGAATTACGCAATGTACCAACAATTAAATTAGAAACAACAAAAACTGTTGAGTTTAAAGGTTCTGTTAAGTCTAAAAAAGAAGAACTTCAAGAGGCATTATCCGTTTTAAAATCCAAAAAGAATAAAACGGTTAAAGATAAAAATTCTATTGGTGTTCTTGAATCGGTCCTGAATAATTATCGTTAACAATAACCCCATTTATAAGGTTGGGTTTATTATTTAATTGTTAATTGTTTATAATCTTAAATTTTTAACCTATTTATGAAATATGGATTTAAATAAATATATTACCATCGTAATACCTTGTAAAAACGAAAAAGACATTATATTAAAAACATTGGACCTGTTAAATTATCAGTCAGATATATATAATGTGAAAGTTATTGTGTGTGATAAATCAAACGATAATATAACAAACCAATCATTAATTAATAGGATGGGGAATAAATCAAATAATGATGTGTTTGATTTATATGTGATAGACGGTGGATTACCTGCTAAGGCAAGAAATAACGGGTTTAAATTAGTTACAACACCATACGTTTTATTTATTGATGCTGACGTATTTTTGTTGGATTCAAAAACAATCAAGAGAGCTTTTTTAAAAATATATAAAAATAATTTAGATTTAGTAACCACCAAATTTAGAAGCGACAACGGTAAATACAATTACATTTATAAAACATTTGATTTTTTACAAATAATTTCAAAATGGTCAACACCATTTTGTTTGGGTGGATTTATGATGATAAAATCTAAAACATTTACTGATTTGGGTGGGTTTGATGAAGAAATAAAAATTGCTGAGGATTATCAATTTTCAAAACAAATTAAACCAAGAAAGTTTGGTAGAATAAATAATGTTGTTTTTACCCCTCCAAGAAGATTTGAAAATAAAGGAATTTTATATATGACCAAACTATTTTTAGGTTCATTTTTTAACAACAACAATAAACCATACTTTACAAAAGACAATGACTATTGGACATGAAATGGAGAACAATAATAATGAGTGACTTACATTTAGGGTCAAGACAATCACAAACAACAAATATATTAGAATTTCTTAAAGATAACGAATCTGAAATATTAATTTTAAACGGTGATATTATTGATGGGTGGGCGTTAAAGAATAATGGTAAGTGGAAACCAGATTGTACTAAAATATTCAGGAGGTTTATGAAACGTTCCGAACAGGGAACCAAGGTTGTTTGGTTACGAGGTAATCACGATGACTTTTTAAAACCATTCGTCCCATTCACATTAAGTAATATAGAAATTGTCAGGAAGTATGTTCACATTGGTGTTGACGGAAGAAGTTATTTCTGTTTCCATGGTGATGTATTAGATTTTGTGGTAATGAAAGTTAGATGGTTAGCCGTAATAGGCGGGTGGTCATATGATTTTGTAATTAAGGTTAACACAGTCTACAATTATATTAGAGGTAAATTTAATTTACCTTATCATTCATTGGCTAACACAATCAAACAAAGTGTTAAAGGGGCTATTAATTTCATATCTGACTTTGAGGATAACGCTAAAGCTTTGACACACCAAAAAGGTTATGATGTTGCGGTTTGTGGTCACATACACCATCCAAAGTTAGAAAAAGATTATATGAACTCAGGTGATTTTTGTGAAAATGCGACTTGTTTAGTTGAAGACTTTGAAGGTAATTGGAAAATACTAACATATTAAGTATTTATTAATATGAGTAATTCAAAATCAAATAATCAATTAATTAATTTATTTTATTCAAAATATTTTAAAAAAATTAACGACATTAAAGGTTTAGTTTTTGACTCATCAATTAATGGTGATAATATTATAATCAATATTAGTAACCCAAATGATTTATCTTATAGCCCCGATGCTCTTGTTGGTTATTTTGAAGAAATTGTTCATGACTTTACTAAACTTATAAATGGTACGGAAACTGGCGGTAATCGTCTCTATAAAAATATTTCTGATAGTTTAATTATCTCCATAGATGGTGAATATGTTAAGAACATGAATATTCTTTATGATAAAAAATTTTACTTAAATAAACAAGATTTACGTAATGTTGAATATATATGTGACATGATTCGTGTATATAAAATTGACGAGTTTTGGTCCAAATGTAAAGTTACTTTTGAGAAGGCTTACGTTGAAAGTGGTGACGATATCGCACTTATTGAACTAAACGTTGTCTTATTGACACCTGAATGGGAAGGGCAACCTCTTAGAAATATGGGTATTTTAAGTGATAAAATTTCTGAAATGTCAGAAAATGAAAACTTCATTGACTATGAATACGAGTTCGCAAGTTCAGTTACAAGTTTTTTTTGGAATAACCCATTAATGGTTGATAAGGATTATATGGGGACACAACCTGTACTTAATTTTTATACTCCAGAAGGAAAATTTATAAATTATTGGTAAAAAAAAGGAATTATTCCCTTTTAGTTTAATTCTCCCCAAAGAACCTTATATTGTAAAGTGTCGACATGGTCAACTTTAGCCGAGTCGATTACACGGTAAATGTTGTATCGATACTCATACTGTAATGTTTGAGTTTGACCATTCTTGTAATTCACAAAGTATGTGTTGTACAAGTTAGTGTCAACCTCAACTACACTAACACTCGTTTGAGTATTTTTATCCGTTGACAGTGGCTTGAACCCTTTGCAAGAAGTTAACACTAAAAAAGATGCGATAACGCCGAATACTATTAAAACTATTTTTTTCATATCTTTAATTATTTATATTGCTAAGATACGCATTTATTCTTAAACTACAAACTATTTATTAAAAAAATTTAATCATGAGCTATAAAAGATTCTTAATAAACGAATTAGAAAAGAAAGACATATTAAAACAATATGACTTATTAGTTGAAGTTGCAACAGTTGACCCTGAACCAGTGTCTACCCTAACTATAGATAAAAATGTTCAATTTCGTGGAGGTTATTGGAGTGAAACCTATTTACCAGAAACTTTAGGCCCCGAGATTGAAAAAGTTAAAAAATATTTAAGTAGTGGAGCTGGTAAAATATATTTAGTTAGTGTTACTATTGAATCAGGTGAATCTCAATTACCAAATGTTGACAATGAAAATGGTGGTAAGGCAGTTCCCCCACTTTATTTAGCGACAAAAAGAAATGAGTCAATTCAAAACTATATTACAACACAATTACAATCATTTGTTGACCAAAAACTATTAATTAGTTTACCTAAGTTTCAAGTTGCTCAACCTAAAATAGGCGCGACACCATTCCTTGGTGCACCATTTTGTCCTCAAGGAATGACTGATGTACAACAAAGAAATGTATGTGTTAAAAAATATAGAGAGGGTAAAACCACTATATATAAAACTGATTATGCTGACAAATATTTAACGGAACAATATGTTCGGGTAATTTTAAAATTAGAAGAACTAACGGGAATGAAAAAGTGTTTAGATAATATGGTTATTGAAGTTAATTATACTGATTTAACTAAAAAACATGTATGTAATAGCGCTATTTACGAAATATCATTAAACGATGTTAAACTATTTAGAGATGATAAAAAACCATATGCAAGTTTAAATAACAATTATAATAAGGCTAAAAACTATCCAGGGCTTGATGTATACGATAACAACTCTACATCTCTTGGTGGTAAAAGATTTAATAAATTTATAATAACACCTGAAATTGCTAGTCAGATATTAATTCAAACTATTGGTAAAAACGGAGCTGAAAAACCATCATTCATTTTAAAAGCGAAATGTCTTAACCCATTCAATAATAAAGACTGGAATGGAGGATGTCATAAAGGTGTTGGTAATATTGTGGTTACGAATGGACAAAAAGAGGTTTTCAATTATATATCCGCAACTCCTAACGATAAAGATGAGGTTAAAAATTTGGCGACATTCAATGCTTGTGGTAGTGGTAAAGCACAATAAAAATGACAGACGATTTAATTGCGTACCCAAGCTCATTTATGCCTAAATTGAATATTAACGTAATCTTCAAGGAGAACCCTAATTACCCACAAATGAAAGAATATTTTAATATGATGGGTTATGGTTTTCTTGCTCCAGAATTTAAAACAATTTTCTTAGATGGTGAAAACTTTATTGGTGAAAACGCATTCACCTTTGACGATATGAAATTCGTTGAGGCTCATGAAGTGTCTCATCTTATATTAGGACATAATGGTCCTCGTTCAGAAGAAGATGAGATTGAGGCCGACTTAGGTGCGTACATTCTACTAACTAAATATAATATGTCAACAGAACGATTGAAGGACGAGTTTGAACACAGACACGGAGTTCCTTTTTCTGAAGAATTATTGGATAAAGTAAATGATAGAATGTTATGAAAGTAATAGTAAATGAGACCGTATATGATAGTTTATCTCAAAAGTTTAGTAATGAGTTTAGAAGACGTATTCCCCTTCTTGATAAATTAATTGATGTTTTATTACCTCAAATGTTTCCTTGTGACTTTGATGACAAGGATGATTTTGTTAGAGGGGTTATGGATGAAATATCTTGGTTAGTTAGAAACGAACAGTACGGTTTAGATATGGTGGACGTTGGCGACATATCAGATTACTTATTTTCAATTAAGAAAGGTTATTTAATCCAATATTATAAAGAACATTGTGAACCCTCTGAAAATGATATTAACGAAATGATTAAATTAGACATTAAAGTTGGTGACATCCTAATGGGTGGTAAATTTAAAAACAAAAAAGTTGTTGTCAAAGATATTGGTAAAAACGAAAAAGGTGACATAACTATCAACGGAAAACCATTACTTAGATTTAGAATCCAAAAATAATTATTATCTTTGACATATGGATAAATTAATTATTGCTCTCACATTATGGTTTTGTATTGTTTATTTCGGTAGAAGTAAGAAAAAGTACGAAGATTAACTTCAACTGAATATCTAATTCATTTTCCATACAACAAAGATAAGAAAATAGTTGTTATAAACAAAATAATATTCTATCTTTGCTATGTGGAAGGATACATTTATTTAGGTCAGTACTATGACGTGTTAGGGAGAGAGTTGAATCTATCTGATAAGAAGATAGGATTTTCGATTGACCCTGTCAGTAGAGAATATCAATTAAATAGGACAAAATCTCCCATAGGTTACTCGATTATCTCTGTTTTTAAGGTAGACGATATGAATAAGGTAGAAAAGATGTTACATGCAATCTTAGACAGTCGTAGAGTATTTGGTGAGTGGTTTAAAGATGATGAAGATACTTTAACAGGTGAGTTCATTAACTTCATGATTGCTTACGGTGGAACAACATGCGATACCACAGAACTCAAACAAAGTCGTGAGACGGTAGAACTAACACCTGACAATAGATTAGTTGATGTTGCTAATAATTTTGGCCAAGATAAAATGTTAATTAGAACTTATATGGGGATTGACTATGAAGTATTACTTAACACCAAAGGTATGTTAGTTTTTAATGGTGAGCAGTTTGACACCCCAAATAAATTATACAACAACGGTGTTGTCAAGTTTGTTAAAGGTAAGAAAGGTAACAGTGGGACTAATAACTTATCTCAATTTAAAATTAAAGAAACAGGTGAGCGATTAGTTGACACCGTAATAGAATGATATAAAAAATCTTATTTACAATTATTTTTCACTAATCTTTGTCTTTACAGTGACGCGAAGTATGAATCATTACGATTATGTTGATAGGTAAAAAACTTTTAATGTACGACGACAACTTTGTTTCATTCATAGAATAGGACATCAAAACCAATAAAATGTATTCATCCAAATTGGTTTTAATACAGATTATATCACAAACGTCATCAGAGTTCTCAAAATAAGAAAGAGCAATATCCTCAATTAGTTTACCGTACTTACCTTGGTCGGGATTACTATCTCTGTTAAACTTTTTCATAGGTTTTTCTTCAGATTCTTTAACCGTATTTACATCTTCAGTATCAATTTCATAAGTTCCATCAACACTTTTTTCCCACATACCAACAACGGTGTCTTCATTACCTTTTAAGTTTTTGTTTTTACTTTTACGATTAAATTTAGAATCAACACTATTAATAAATGGATATAATAATGATTTTTCCCATTTTCTAATACCAAGTTCGATAGGTCCGCTATATTCACCAGCACTAATTAAAGTTGTATTTTCATTAAGATAAAGACCAACATTGTATTCTTTAAGACCAATCCAAATAGATTTTGGTTTCAGGTTTGTTTTACTACGAATCCATTTAGCGACATTAATAGCAAATTCCTTATCTATTTTAACAGGAACAAAACTTTTAACTTTATTGATGAAATCAAGACCAACATTAACAATACCATTTTCATAATGAAAAAGTTCCTCATTGTCATACTCAATTCTGTATGTTGGGTTATACGAATATATTCTCGTAACAGACAACTCTGAGAAGAGACTATCTAATAATAAGAAAAACTGAGGACCATTAATGATTACGTTCATAAACTATAAATATTAGTTATTACTAAATATACGGATTACTTATTTTGGTAATGTTAATAATTTTTGTATATTTGTAATGTAGTCAGTTATTAATCTTTAAAAAAATATAGTTATGGAATTAAGTGTGGGTTTATTAGGTATTTGTATATTAATTTTAATTGCCGTGTGCGATTTAAATAAAAAATAATTAAACTTATGGTCATTTTAAATATATTTATATTGTGTAAATAATTCATAAAAAAAAAATAGAAAAAATGACAATTAAAGAACAAAGATTACAAGAATTAACTAACGTTGCTCCAACAGTATCAGTCAAAATGGATATGGAGTGGTTGAGTTCAACAACAAACACCGCAGAC